ACGACCCGCAAGCTCCGCGCACGTTGGTCGCCAGAGCTCGCACAGGACCTCAACGCCTACCACAGCATGGACGCTGAGGTTGAGCTCACCTCGATCCTCTCGGAGCAGATCGCCCTCGAGATCGACCGCGAGATCCTGAACGACCTCGTCACACAGGCGAACGGCGCCAACTACTACTGGTCACGCGCCCCCGGCCGCTTCGTCAACAAGACGACGGGTCAGGCAGTCACGCTCGCCTCGGCGCTCTCGATCGGACCGCAGTTCACGGGCACAGTCCGCGAGTGGTACGAGACCCTCGTCGAGACAGTGATCGACGTCGCGAACACCATCCACCGCAAGACCCTCCGCGGATCAGCGAACTTCCTCGTCACAGGCCCGGACGTCGCAACGATCCTCGAGAGCTCGGTCCTCTACAAGCCCAAGTTCTCGATCGACGGCGAGGGTCAGGTCGCATCCCCCTTCACCATCGGTGCAGAGGCGATCGGCACAGTCTCGAACCGCTTCACAGTCTACAAGGATCCTTACTTCCCACGGAACAAGATCCTCGTCGGCTACAAGGGCGGAAGCTACCTCGAGACCGGCTACGTGTACGCACCGTACGTTCCGCTCATCGTGACACCAACAATCTTCGCACCTGAAGATTTCACGCCACGCAAGGGTGTGATGACTCGGTACGGGAAAAAGACGGTTCGCTCGGACTTCTACGGAACAGTCACAGTGCTTGACATGAACATCATATGATGTAATAAAAACAACCACTTAGGTTGAATAAGAAGGGGCCTCACAAGGGTCCCTTCTTTTTATTTGTCATCTTTCAGTAAACGGTATATAGTTATTCTTATGGTACAATGCAAAGTATGCAACAAGGAATTCGAGAATAACAAGGGGCTTTCATATCACGTCAGTCAAGTCCACAAAATTAATTTCTGTGATTATCTTGTAGAACATGAATACGGTGGTGTGTGGCCTGTGTGCTCATGCGGCTGCGGAGAAAAGGTCAACTTCTTTGGTGGTAAGTTTACCAAACATGTTGGAAGTCATGGTGTCATAGGTCTAAAGAGAACTGCAGAGACACGCAGAAAAATATCTGAAATACAACGCGGTAAGAAACTAACGGAAGAACACAAGAATAAAATTGCTCAAAGTGTGCAGGCTCGCTATGATTTAGATAACTCATCCATGCGAAACAAAATAAGCATAGCACACAAGGGTAAGCCGCTTAGTGAGGAGCACAGGAAGAAGCTAAGCGATGACAGAAAAAATAAGATCGCCGCAGGAGAGATCATCATCAATAGAGAGAAAATTTCTGAGACAATCACTCAACGATACCTCGACGGCGGATTCGAGTGGTCCACAGGTCAATACACCTCGATCAAGACGGGCGCCACCTGCAACTACCGCTCCTCCTGGGAGGCGGAGTTCATGAGGATCCTCGACGCCGAACCCCGTGTGTCGACGTGGAACTACGAGCCGTTCACCATCCCATATGTCTACGAGGGCAAGACCCGTCGATACATCCCAGACTTCCTGATCGTCCTCGACGGGGAAGACGTGTTGGTGGAGGTGAAGCCGCCCTCCCTCACCGACACCGGTCTCAATGAAGCGAAGCGACAGGCAGCTCTAGAGTTCTGCCAGAGAAATGGTTGGAAATACCGCCATTGGAATCCCGGTGACGTTCTTTAGCAGCATTCTTTCACACGACGATCGTATCTTTTAAGGCCTTCACCACCCGGGGTGCAGTCGTCTTTTTGCTGCAAATGTACCAGGCAGCCGCACAGGGAACAGGCCCATAAGACATCACTTCACTCTGTGAGTAGGCGAAGGCCGGTAGGTACCTGACATTCTTGACGCCCTGTGGGTTCATGAAGAACCTGCCGATGCTTTTTTTGACGCCGTTGCCCCCTCATTTTGACCTTGTCGTAATAATTAAGTCATGAAAACAACCAGCAAGAAATTTCGCAGCATGATTCGTTCGCGTGTCAAGTCTTACCTGATACACGAAGGCTTCCTCGACGACATGGACAGCGAACTTGAAAGCCTCAACAAGCAAGATCAAGAAACCAAAGACAAGCAGGCCGAAGTAGAGAAAGTCAAAGGAATAATAAAGAGAAGCTTTGCAGAATTCATGAACATGCCGCAGGTTAAAAACCTCGTCGCCAAGGGTCAAACCATCGAAGGCATTGCATCGAAGTATTTCGTCAAAATGCTGATGGAGCTTGATTCTTTCAAGGTCGAAGATGGTGATCCAACTGTCGCACAGGAAAAGATCGCGGCGGCGCTGTTGGGACCAGGTAAATCCCTAGACGATACGGCAGCGGTGGAGGTGGCCGTTGCGGCCCTTGTCGGTGACCCTGAAGTTGACGAAGAGTCAAAAAAAATAGCAGCCGCCAAAGAGCAAGAGGCAAAACAGCAACAGTACGATGCCTTGAAAAAAGAAGAAGAGGCCGCCGCCGCCGAGGAAGCCGCCGCAAAGCTTGGGCTGAAATCGGTCGCCGACGAGCTTGCAAAAATAAAGTCAGAGATCTCGGCAAAGGTGAGGGAGCTGGATAGATACAGCACAAAGACAGAAGGCGAGTATGTGTACCAAGGTGAATGGGCCCCGGCACAATGGATGACTGTGACGCGTTACTATCGCGATGGCAACCCGCTGGGAAAAGAAGAGCCAAAAGAGATACAGAAGCTTGAAAATGACATCAATTCCCTCTCCGAAAAGGAAAAAAGAATCGTGTCCAAAAACAAAGAGCTGGAAGCCGCCGTGGCAGTCGCCGTGGCCAAACTGGGATCGTCACGTAGCAAAAGATCCCAATTCGGCAAGGCGAACAAGTTCGAAGGGTCACGACGCAGGACCGGCGGAGTCGTCCTCGTCGAGAGGTGGCAGCGCCTCGCAGGCCTGCTGAAGTAAGCGCCCTTGATTCACAGTTGACACATTAGAATATTCTCCAATTTATTTCATTGGGACAAACAACACCTCTAATGCGAAGAATATTCTGATGTCAACAGAGCGGCCCCTCGAGCAGCACGATACTTATGCACATGAGCGAGAAGAAGATGTCACCGAGCAGGCCGCGGACGTACTCAGCACCCCCAGGCAGCAAGCGAGCGCGCGAGCTCGACGCGACCACGGCTGACCTAGAGAGCGGCGACCCCGAAAGGATCGAGCGCGCCTATCGTCGCCGCGAGAAGATGGAGAAGCGCGCGCGGAAGAAGCCTGGGTGGAAGAACGTGCCCAGGCGAGACACGAGGGGCGCCACCGCGGAAGGCCTTGAGCTCCTCCGCGCGCTGATCAGAGAAGCCTTGATGTGCTGACAAGGTTCACTTCTTCTTTTTCTTCTTGCTTCTTTCTTTTTTGATGGTATACGGCATCAGGATACTTTCGTTACGTGTGCCTTGTTGAACTTTGTCTTGAGGAAGCCTGCGAGCTGTGCATCTGCATCCGGAAGCTCCATGTCGTCGTCTAGGTACTTTATCCTGTCACCGAGTAGGTCAACGAACTCTTGCTCTACAGCGTCGTCAACGATCGCAGAGGTGTCAGGGTCCACTGTGAGCTTGTCCCACACAGGATTTTTCTTCTTTGCCTCTGGAGAGACTTTGGTTGCGGCATCGTATAGGTCCTTTAGCTCAGCACCTGCCTCTATTGCATCTTTAACAAAAGATGCAGCCGGTATAGTCGATAGAAGCGCACTGATGCCTAATTTCAGCCCTTTTTTTCCGGCTTCTTTTGCTATCTCATCGGCTGCATCTTTTAGCTTCTTTCCTTTTGCATACTTTAAGGCCGCCTTGATGTCTCCGACTGTTAGCACATCTTCGTTGAGTCGTCTGCCCGAGGCGCTTCGACTGCTTCGGCGGATTGACTCTCTTATGAATTGTCTAAGTAGCCCTTCGTCTCTGCTCATTGCTTTTTCCAATATGCCTTAGTTTTATTGCGACTGCCCGGCTGTCGATCTTCTTTTTTATACATATACACAGGGCTCACTTCTTCTTTTTCTTCTTGCTCTTCGACTTCTTAACAGTCGCCCAAGATTTAGAAGGAGTCGCTGAGTTGACACGAGCCATCGCCCACTGGTGCTGCGACATGCCGGGGCGTGAACCTGACGTTGCCCACGCCGCGAGCCCCTTCTTGTACTCAGCCTCTACTGAGCCGGGTGTGAGCCCCCTCTTCTCAGCTTTCTTGCGGAGCGTGGCCTTCGTCGACTTGCTCAAAGATTCATCGAGCAGCTCTCTGATCAAACCTCGCAAGAGCTGCTCGCCCAGCTTCCCTTGTGACAAGAGAAGGTCTTCCAGCTCGTCTTCTGCGACAGCGCGAAGCGCAGAGTCTGAGATTCGTCTAACGACAGCGTCAACTTTTCTTTCGTTGTTCCTGACTGCGATGACAGCTCCTGCGACATCGACCGGTGATAGATCTTTGAGCGTGTCGCCCAGCTTAAATTCTTCTATCTGCCGAGGCAGGCCCAAGACGATTCCCTTTAGGAGGAGAAGGAGGGTCGCGAACTTGGGAAGAGGCTGATTTTTCATCTCTTCTAGAGTGTCGATGTTGCCTGCAAGAGTGTCTCTCACGTTTTTAGCGCTCTGCGCACGTCGAGAGAGATAGCTTGACTGAGCCTGCTTGACTCCTGCGAATAGCCCTCCTGCGTAGTAGTCGCTTGATATTGATTTGGTGTAACCATAGTCGATCAGCTTCAGTTCACCATCGACGATTCCCCAAGAGTCAGGCTTGAACAAGTCTGCTGTGCGCGCTCCGCCGTACCTGCTCGTAAACTCTCTAAAAGATTCAAAAAACTGAGGTGGTACTAGCTTGTATATTTCTGCAGGGTCCTTACGAGCAGCTCGCCGAGGCGCGATCTCCCTCTTTCTCTTCGCCGCCGCCGCGGGAGGAAGCTCCGACCTCGTGCTGTCAGCGTACTTTGGATTGATCGGGTCGTTCGTCAGGGCTGCTTGCATCAAGTAGCCCTTAAAAGTCGCCCAGTCGCCTCCCGCTGCAGAGTCGTCGAGCTTCTTTGCTTTCTTTGAGACGATCCAAAAAAACCCATCGTAATCGGTGATGTCGCTCCACCCCACAACAGGCGTAACGATGTCTTCTACAGCTGGGTCGCTTCCGATCGTGGCTTCCATGCCGTTCTGCGCAAAACCTGCCGCGTTTATCGCCATTTTGATCACGTGCTGACCGTCAAAGTCCATGACGAGCCTAGAAGAGCCCTGCGCAGCTGTGGGAGAGTTTAGCAGGTTTTTGATGTAATGAAACTTTGCTTCTTCTGGTCCTCCTCGAGCAGAAACGTCTCGGTATAATTGATCAAGCCACTGCAATTTTGGATCTTTTACAGCCTCGATGAGAAGAGGAAACGAGCCTTCTGTCTTTTTCATGCTTTGAGCAATATATATTGTTCACGCACACGAAGCGAAGGAAACAGGCATGAAGAACGCAAAATTTAACGGTCACCGTCCGCCGCAGCGGAAGAACGTCGTCACTGAGGCCCAGCTCAGAAAGATCATAGCAGAAGAAATATCGACTGCGTTCTCAGACGGGACGCTCGACGAAGGGTTCTTTGACGACGTGAAGAGCAAGCTGGGGGGTTTCTTCGGAAGAAAAGAGCAGCAGCCTGCAAGTGCGAAGGCTGCTCAAGTGAGTGAACTTGACGTGAAGAGGAAGAAAGCGATCGAAAGGTTCGATATCGTTGAAAGAACGCTTCAGACATTCAACGACAACTTGGGCACCGTAGGAGGAGCAGTAAAGAAGAATTTACCGCCCCCTGCAAGAGAGCTTGAAACTATAAAAAGACAAATTCCAGCAATTCAAAACATTTTAGAATTTGGAAAACAGACTGTAAAAGGCTTACCCGACAAAGATCGGGTAGCATTGCGACAAAGCCTGAACCTTCTACGAGGCACCCTCGATATAAGCGGTGATGTTGCTCTGAATACTTCAATAGAAAGTATTGAAAAGCTAAATTTTGGCATTGATGCGCTTCTTGTGCTAGTTCAAAATAACAAAAAAGATTTCATGAACCCTACAGGAAAAGAAATGTTTAGAGCTGAATTTGCTACTGCTCGAGAGGCAGGCGAACCCTTCGTGTTCGAGGGGAAGCTCATGAAGAAACTGCTCAGAGAGTCACCCACATCAGGAAACTCTGAACAAGCACCTGGAGGCACAGCAGACGCACAAGTCACTGCGCTGATGGGCAAATTGAAATCTTTTGAATTCGCAGACGCTACAAATACTAAGATTGCTTCAGCATTCTCTGATATTAAAAATGAAAAGTACGATCAGCTAGACAATTTTGAGCTCGCAGCGCTTGGAAGAATCTTTTTGAAGATGATTCAAAGCAAAAATGACGCAGACGTCAAAACGATCATGAACATCTTGACAAAGACGGACGAAGCTCCCAGAGCTTGACCCTAGCTGTTCTTTGAAGCCCTGTACCAGACCTTGTTCTCGTCATGGAGCTTGACCCGAGATGCCCCCAGCTCTCCCCAATCAAGCTCCATGACGAAGTCGTGGACAGCATGATCCCACACGAGAGACGAGACCTTCGCCACATGTTGGGTCAGCCCGTGCACGATGATCCTTTCACCTACTTCAGGAAGGCTCGTCATGATTCTTTTTTACTCCCATTGAGGAAAACAACACGAAGATTTTGATGATTTATCTCGTGTCAATCTGAGTGACCCTACTGGGTGCTGCCCCCAGTTCTCCACCTTGAAAGGGTGGCAACTTAGCTGATGGTCGATAGGGCCTTGTGGGCTTGACCGAAGCCAAGCCCTGTGATTCACTTCGCTGCTTCGGCAGGTGCTGCCGACGCGCTCGGGACCGGCGCTGCCGTGGCATCGGCGCTTGGAACAGCGCTCGGTGCAGCGGTCACGCTCGCGGCAGGTGCTGCAGCTGACTCAACGGGCGCAGCTGCGTCGGCTGATGCCGCGGGCTGAGGTGCGTCGGGAGCTGCACATGCTGCAAACGAAAGTGCGACGATCGAAAAAAGTAGCTTTGTCATTTCAAAAATTCTCCTGTGATATGCTGTATTACTGATGAATACAGACGTTATATATAATGCAGACTTGTCACGTTGTTCAATCAAACTTCGATCGAAGTCTCTTCGTCGTGAGCTTCATCCCCTCCCGAGACACCCACGGGGGCGACTTCGGTCCACGTCATGTCGCTCTCAAGCTTGAAAGAACCGACGAACTCGTGTGGCGGCACGCCGCGCCAATCTTCGGGCGACAAGAGAGAAAAATACAGAACTTCGCCCTCACGCTTGTACAGGTGGTAAGTGTGACCTGCCCTCTTCTCGAACGTGCATGTTGCTCTGTGCAGTTCCATGTTCAAATTTGCCTCCTCAATTATCTTCTTTGCTTGCTGCTTCAAGTAATTTATCTGCTCAACGATGAGCTGAAGCTTTCCGTGGCTCACGGCCCCCAAGAGCCGATCTGCCTCTCTCAGCTGGTCTGCCTGATCTATGGGCTCAAACCGCGGGGCAAGCCTGCTCAGGGGGTGCGGCGAGGACCGAGCGGAGAGGTCTGCTGCTCCGCGGACGATCGTGAGCTTGTTGTTCCCGGAGCTCATCGTGCTCCGAGGAATTTCTTCCCAGCCTCGAGGACCCGTGCGTCGACGTCGCTCTCGTCGCGGAGTCGAATGAACACAGGAAACCTGACCTTGCCGTCCTTTGTCAGGCCGTCGTTCGTCCCAGGCTCAGGCTGACCTTCGACTTCGACGATCTTTCCGATCCATGCGACCGGATCTAACCCTATCTCTGCCTTGAGCTTGTCTGAGAACCCACCTCCGACTCGGGTCACGATTCCGTTCGGCAGCACGACCTCAAACCCGCCCCAAAGACCCTCACGTTTCGACCCTCTTGTGCCCTCGTAGCTTCCCACGACGACGCCTTCGTAGGTCGTGACGGGTTTCAGCTTCTTCACTGAGGCAGAGCGCTTGAACGTGTACTGGGCACCCAAGTCCTTCACCATGATCCCTTCGTACCCTTCGTCGAGCTTCTCTGAGTAAAACTTCAGCATCTCTCCGTCGCTCTTCACGTCGACCCCTGGAACCTGCTTGACAGACGGGTGATCGACCTGCCGCACGAGCTCCTCCACGAGCTCCGTGCGATCTCGGAGCGCCATCGCACAGTCTTGTTCCTTCCAGTCGATGAAGGGCATGGCATCGAACACGTGAAAGACCATGCTCGAATCATCTTTGTTTTTCTTGTGGGACATCACGACAGACGCTGACTCGTTCCACGACGCGCCCATCACTTCTCCGTCGAGCACGAAGTTGTCCCAAGGACAAGCCGCGATCGCCGCACGGATGGTCGGAAGCGTCTCAAGCACTGTGCCGCTCCTCGTGAGGAGCGTGACTTCTTCGTTCACTTTGACTGCGACGCACCGCAGGCCGTCGAGCTTCGGCTCGACGCGCACCGGATACTTCTGAGCCTCGTCGAGCACGATCCCGCTTGCGCCGTCGTGCCGCGCCCCGAGCACCTCAGCGAGCTGCACTGAGAACTCGACGATCGTCCCAGGCCAAACCTTGTTGACCGTGGCAGCCTGCACTCCGCACCGCAGGTTCTTCAAGAGGATCCTGAGGCACCACTTCTGCTGCTGCTCTGTCGCTCTTGAAAAGAACGCGACGGTCGCTTCTTTCGCTGCGTTGCCTGTGATGCTCCTGACAGCGAGAGAGCTCGTGACGAAGTCTAAGAATCGATCGACCACGTCGTCGTCGGGGTCTCCGCCGTTCGCTTGCGGCATCTTGATCTTGTTGACGTAGAAGTTGATGTATGGATCACCGACGACAGAAAAGATCCTCTTGAGGAGGTCGTTCTTCTTGTGCTGCGCGAGCAGTTCTTCCTTGAAGTTTCGTGATGGATTTGACTCAAGCTCTTCGAGGATCGTGATGACTGTCTGCATGCTCACATCATATCACGCTCTAAAAAAGTTTTCACGGTGCGCGTGAGAGCCACGCACAGTTTTCTTCCACGTCGATCTGAAGGTCGTAGTGCCCTAACCGCCAGCTGAAGATCGACTTCCCTGCCTTGAACTTGAGCACATAAAATTTTTCTTCAATGTTCTCAAGCAGGGGCCGCAACACATCGAGCGGCACGAGGCGCGCGCGACCTCCCCTGCGCAAGTTCAGAGCATATGACCTACCTTCTGGAGAAGAGAAGAACTTTGAGAGCCGTTGGCTCACTGCCGCCTTCTTTTCTCTTCTTTCGAGCATGGCCCATTCTTCTCTGCTGTGCGTCATCTCTCGCACAAGATCAGGCAGGTCAAGCGACCTGATCTCTTCGTCGAGCTCCCCGATCGCACCCACGCACTGGAGCCACTTCGTCAGTGTGGGACCCTGCAGGTTGTACGTTTCTCTCATTGAGAGGGTGTGTGAAAAAGTGTACGACGCCCAGAGGTTCCCTTCACCATCAGGCTCTTTTTCTTTCACGACTTGCCAGGCGAACGTCACGTTCGCGACGACGCTCCTTTTAAAGTCAGTCCGACCGCTCGGCACCTCAAAGAAGTAAACGTGCGCCGATTCACCTGGTTCTTGCGAGATGAACGCAGCTTGCGCACGTTTTATTTCTTCATCGCACAAGTAAGACAGAGCCTTAGATTCTAAGAGCTTCTTGAGCGCAAGCCGCATGTAAGTGTTCTTTTCAGAGCTGCAAGAACCCATGCTCTCTTTCAGCGCCTCAGATGAAGTAGTTCTTGTTGAAGTTGGTCTTGAGCTCTTCGACCACTTCGTCGACCTGCTTCACGGCTTGTCGCAGGTCAGGATCAGGATTCTTCTCGAGGATCTTTCTGAAGACTGACGACGCGTTCGTCAGCATGCTCGCGTTGTTGATGAGCTTGAGCGCGAGCTCTCTCTTTTCAAATGCCCACTTGTTCGATTCTGGGCTTTCTTTCTTCACAGTTTCGACTTCGTACACTATCCGCTTCATTCGGCTCCCACCGCCTTCTTCGACTTCTTCTTATAAGAAGAATTTTTCTTGTTCTCAAGCTCCTCGACCGGTGCGACGATCTCAAGCTCGTCGTCGTCGATGGGAAGCTCCTCTCCGAGGAACTCTTCGTAAACTGTCTGCGGAGGGAGCGCGGCGAACGCATCGTTCATCTCTTCTCTCGCGCCCGTAGATTCGGACACGACACTCAAGGGCTCGATCACGACCACGCCCGCTGCTGGGTCTGACACGTAAGACGGGATACACGAGCTGAAAGATTCAGCGCTGGGGGTGATGACCCCCAGCCTCGAGCACGCGTCTTCTAGCATCCTGTAGTTTGTGATCCCACGGTCGCCCAAGAACTTCTTGAGAGTGGTCTTTCTCCGCCTCAGGAGATCCTCTAGTTTAATCAAAGATTTCTTTTGGTATTTGACAGCCTTCATTTTTCACCGACTTTTCCTGTGTGCTTCTAGGTCATGGAGGAGGTCTGAGATCCCGCTCTGGAACATCGGAGATCGGCTCGTGTGCAGTGCACGGCCCTCGTCAAGGGCGATGCTTTGCTTCTCAGCAAAAGCATCGACAAACTTTCGCATGACTCTCAGCACATAATTCCTCGCGGAAGAATGGTTCATTTTATAACCGATGTCTGTCATTGTATCTGCGATGTCACGATAATTAATGCCGTTCTCATCGACTGTGGCATATCCGTTGTCAAATTTGCGACCTTTTTTCATTGCCATGTTCAATTTCTCCCTTTTTTAGAACCGGACGAACGACGCTGAACTGTGCCGTCTGTATGCGCCGAAGGCGCGAGCTCAAATTTTCTTCAAAGAATTCTTCGTCGGTGAGCCGGGGAGGCTCACCGTCTTCTGCGGCGGCTTGCGACTGTCGAATGCGACCCACAAGGACGAGGATCGCTAGCGAGAGCGCGGTGTTCAAACCCACAAGAGCCTCCAAGATCACGTGAGGCCGACTCCTCCGGCGACGCGCTCGACCTGCTCAGGTGTCATGTTGTACGAAGTGTCATCGATGACGTCGTCCACGAGCCCGAACCGCAGCCTCAAGATCGCTGCTTCCTTCGGCGTGAGGCGCGACATGACCTTTCGAGCGAGCTCAAGCATCTCTTTTGAAGCGACGATCTCGAACGGATCTAGGCTGCTGTCGGCCTCAAGGCGATCTTCGATCGTGTCAGAGTCTGGGTCCGACGAGACGGGCTGGTCCAGAGACACGATCGACCGCCCGCTCACTCGAGTCGCGTTGAAGACCGCGTCAGAAGCCCCGGTCATCTCTTTGAGCTCTTCGACTGAAGGCTCACATCCCATCTCTGCACGGTACTCTTCTGCCGCGGACAGGAGCCTCTTCTGCGTGTTCACTGCGTGCGCGGACATCCTGATGATCCTCTTCTTCTTCAGGATGTACTGACCGATCGCCTGCTTCACCCACCAAGTCGCGTACGTGGAGAAACGGAACCCTTTCTTCCAGTCGAACTTGTCCACCGCGCGCATCAGCCCGAGGTTGCCCTCTTGCACGAGGTCTTCGAGCGGAATGTTGTGGCCGCGGTACTGCTTCGCGATGTAGACGACGAGCCTGAGGTTCGCTTCGATCAGCTTCTGTTTCGCAGGTGTAGCGGGCGATCCACCGCTCTCGACGAGCTTGAACAGCTCGACCATCTGCTCGTGCGAGAGCTGCGGGTGCTTCTTCAGAGTCGACAGGTAGTTCGCAAAAGCGTCGTCAGGGCGGGCCTCGACCCCCTTCAGCCGGAGCCGCGGCCTTCCGTCATCCATCACCATTTCACTCCACCTCGCGATTTGCGAACGACGCGAGGTACTGCGTGTGGGCCTCTCGCCGGATTGACCTGATCTGCAGCTCTCGCTGGACGTAACAGAGCTCGACCTCCCACGGCGCGGAGTTGAGCCCGTGCGATCCTGCGCGGTTGACAGAATCGATCAGGTTCTTGTGGAGCCCGAGCAGAATGTCGTCGTCGATGACTGCGAGCTCGTCGAACGTGTGCTTCTGCGGAAAATTCAATGGAGAGTCGTTGTGCGATTTTACCTTGTTCGTCTTCACATTCTTTGACATAAAACCTCCTGGTTTGTAGAGACTATAATACGCCCATGCGAGCCTTTGCACCGCGCAGGTTCACAGAGGGACGTTGAATTTCTTCGGCATCTCGAGCACGGCGACGTTCTTGAGCTTCGCTTCGACTTCGAGATCAAGCTCACCGCGCCGAAGGCGCTCGAGCTGGGGCTTTGGAATGTAGTGGATCATGTCGCTGTGCTTCCTGCGCTCAGGGAAAGAACCGCCTTCCATCCCGGGTTCTGTGTTGCTGATGTGCTGCAGTGGCCTCACTCCATGAGGCCACGTCTCATCGGCCGCGGCTGCGGCCTCTTCGCCGTCCAAGCCCCCGTCGTTGAAGGTGTGGTGGTGCGAGTCCCACACGAGGGGCACACCGGTCTCGAGCGCCACGGGGAGGAGGTCGACGAGGGAGTAGCACGTCTCGCAGTTCTCAAGAGTGAGCCGCGAGCGGACGGCGGGAGGGAGCGAGCGCACCGCGTCGATGAGCCTGCTCGTCCGGCCTGCGGCGCCCCCGTGCACGTTGATCGCCGCGTGGGGGGTCTGTGGGAGGCCCATCGAGTCGAAGATCCACGCGTGGTGCTCGAGCTCGCGGCGGGCGGAGTCGACGACCGAGTCGCGGTCTGACGAGAGGACGCAGAACTGACCCGGGTGCGTCGTGAGCCTCACGCCTGCGCGCATCGCGAACTCGCCTGCTCCGCGGAGGAGCGCGACGAGCGCGGGGTCGTCCCACCACGAGCGGGGCACGCGGTCGCTCAGCGGGAACATGGAGGACGAGACGCGGAAGAGGGTGACGCCTGAGGCGACCACGGTCTCGAGCACGGCCCTGAAGCCCTTCACGTTGTTGAGGTACACTGAGCGGACGCGCTCCTCGGAGTACTCTCCGCGCTCCCAGCGGCCGAGCTGGAGCGAGCGTTCATCCAGCTCGTTGACCCACCGCTCAGCTCCAGAGCGGGGCGCAACCTCACGTCGAACCCAGTGACAGCAGACACCAAGAGACATGAGTCGATCTTATACAACTGGATCGTCACATTGTACAGAAATGGGCGCAAAAATCTCTGGGTGGAAACCTGAAATGTAGGCCCCCACCCAGCGCGGCGTTCCCCCTGTGCGGGAGCGGACTCAGCGCCGACGGCGCGCTCGGAGGAAGCCCTCGACCGTAGCGGGCATCCCTTGTGTAGCGGCCGACTTCTCTTTTTCTCTCTCACTTTTTACTCTACGTAAAAGGGCGGCTCGTTCATCTGGTGTGTAGACTTCTGTGTCTCCTGTTGCAGCTAAAGCAGCGCGGAGGCGCTTTATATCTTCTTCTCGATCTACAGTGGCTTGAATGCGCTTCATCAATTCTTCATCTTCTGCGCTCAAATTAGACGCTTCGCGCAGGGCTCGGCGCACCTCTCTCCTCACGCGGAACTCTTCGACCTCTTCTGCGATCAGCCTCTTCAACATCGTGCTCGTCAATTTCATGATGACTTCTCCTCTTGGAAAGTGATGATAAGTATCAGGCTCGATCAAGAGCTCCAAAAAAAAGTCGTGAAAGATCAGTTTCCGCCGTACTTATGTCGCGCAACAAGAGTGTCTATTTCGAGAGGCATTCTTTGGAAGCTGCTCGCCTCGCCGCCTGGCGCTGGGATCTTTGCCTTCCACACTTGCATTCTTTGTTTGTTGAGGCCATAGACGAACCTTCCGATTTCATCAATTTGGAAGAACGCAGCTCCCGGCGGGACGTCGGTGAACATGAGCCCTTTGGAATCTGCCCAGCTACTGAACGTCAACTGAGTCTTCAGTGACTCACGCTGCGGACCTGGGTCATAGCTCTGCGCATATTTCGGGTCCTCGCTTCCGATCCACGATAACTTC